ATCTGCAAAACCTGCATCATACGCTAACGTATTTCCTGCTGTGTCTGAACCTGTAAATGTTGTTTGAGCCGCAGTTGCAGTATAATTATATCTCGCCGACGTGCCATTAACTGTAGAACCTGCCGCCGCCCAACCTGAACTTTTATAAACTTTTAATTCATTAGCTGTTGTATCAAAATATAAATCACCAACATCTAAAGAACTTGCTGGAGCTGAACTTGAAATTCTATATCTATCTGCAAAACTATTTACTCCTGCAATATTAGTTGCAACAGTATTAATATTTGTTACTGCTCCTGCTACAGAAGTTACATTACTTGAAATACCTGCAACTGTAGTAACATTTCCTGAAATTCCTGCCACTGTTGTGACATTAGCTGAAACTCCTGCTACAGAAGTTACGTTAGCCGAAATTCCTGCTACTGTTGTTACATTAGCTGAAATTGGTGCTAAAGTATTAACATTTGCAATATTTGTACCAACTGTATTTACGTTTGCAATATTAGTTGCAACTGTATCTATTTCTGATGTTGCTTCATTTAAATCGTCTGCTACAGTTTCTACTTCTGAAACTGCTTCTGCTAAATCATTTGCTACAGCTATAACTTTTGCAATGTCTGTCGCTACAGTATTTACTGAAGCAATAGACCCTGCTACTAAATTTATATTAGTCGCATTACTTACTACTGAAGTTACGTTAGCTGAAATTCCTGAAACTGTTGAAACAGCAGAACTTATTCCTGCTACTGTAGTTGTGTTTGCTGAAATTCCTGCAACAGTAGTCACATTTCCTGAGATACCTGCTACTGTAGTTATGTTACCAGATATTCCTGCAACTGTTGTTAAATTTGTTTTGTTTGCAGTAGTAAGCCAAGTGTTTTCTACATAATTTTTTGTAGTGACATCTTGTGCTGATGTTGGGTCTGCAATTAAAGTTAATCTTTTACTTTGTCCATCCCATACATCTGCATTAGTTAATGCTATATGTGATTGACCTTCATCAGAACTTTCTTGTGCAATATAAAAGTTTTGGTCTGCTGATTGGTCTAAATCTGCTTCTGTTAAAACAGAACCATCTGTAAAATCTACTAGTCTTGCATCTGTTGGTGTTATTCTTTTTATTGAGATGGCAACTGTATCTGCAGGTGCAGTAGTAAAAGTTAATGTACTTCCTGAAACTGTAAATGCTGCTGTCTCTACATTATTTAAATAAGCCTTAATATGAGTTGTTGCTATATAACTGAATGGTAGTGCATATCCTGTTGTGCTTCCATTGCCTGTATAACTAACTCTGGCTAAATAACTCATCTACTGTGAAAATTTATATAAAGGATATAATCTATCCTTATCTCGTCCCCCTGATTTAATGTAATTGTTATTATTTATTGCTCTCTTGTAACTTACTAATGCAGATAGTTTTTTATCTTCTATGTGCTGTAAAGTTTTTAATTTTTCAAAAAGTTGTGCTTCGGCTTTACCTTTAGCATTCTTAATGATGTTCATTATTTGTGTAAACTTTTGACCTTTATCACTACTCTTATCATCAATAGATGTTGGGTCTGTTAAAGTTTTATAGACTGGTGAATTAATGAAATCTAATAATTGTTTATTAACACCTGTGTTTCTATAAAGTTCTTGCAACATGTCATAACCATTCTGTTTTGTCTTTGGGTTATGAAATTGTGTTAAATCTATTTTACCTTTAAAGAATTGTTTCATCACGCCAACATTTTGACCTAATCTAATTAATTCTTCTGCAACTTTATCTTCTTTAGGTTTTTGTGTTCCCAATGGATTAACCATTGTTCTCCACATTCTTTCACCTTCGTCACCATCATATTTTAAAGGCTCACCTCTAAAATTATATTTAACTTGTGTTTCTATCCCTACTCTTTTCTTAACATTATCAAAAATAGTTTTTGTATCTCTATAGTATGGGTCATTAACTAATTTTGTATAAACATTTGGAACATAAGAACCTACTTTTTCTCTAAACCATTTCTTCGCAGTTGCTTCATCATCTGATGTTGCTACTTTAACTAACTCCATCAAAGACGTTAAATATGTTTTACTAAAAGCATTTCTAACTAAACCTGACCATGATGCAGAAGCTGCATTTGCAAGTTTACTAGACACTGGTAATGTATTTTCACCAGTTGTTGACCACAACATCATATTCATACCATTACCAACTGACGCTAATTCAGCTTCAGTTAATCTGTCGTAATATCTATTGTAATCTGCAACTATTCCTATGATTGCACCAAATGGGTCTAATCTTCCAAAAGAATATTGATTGTCTCCAATTCGTATTGAATAAGGAACAAAGTTTAATGCTGTTTTTGCTAAATCTTTATTTTCTTTAGAAAGTTTAGTTGAGTATTGGCTTTCTGGTTCTCCACCAGTAATTCTGTCTTTGAAAACTGTAGTTGCTAAAGTTAATAATGCTACTCCAACAGCTTGTTTTCCTCTAGCTTCCGCCATTCTATATGGGTTTCCACTTTTGCCAAAAAAGTCATCTCTAAATTCTTTACGTAAAAATCCTGCTACTGGTAATCTATCTGATGTGGCTTTAAATAAGTTCATTGGTGTTCTAACAAACGGCATCACTTGTTTTAATATTGGATATTTATTTACTAAATCTTGAACATTTTTAGAGATACCATGTAAATTCTGTGTAAAGGTTGCTTCTTCAGCGTATTTAAGAGCATCAGGGTCTATTAGCATTGTATTACTCTCATCAAACCCATTTCTAAAATATTCTTGTACGTGAGCTTCAAATTCAGTAATTGGTTTTTTTGTTCTAATATTTGTTCCAACTATATTGTCATAACTTTTATGTTTTTCTATCGCATCTTTAACAGCTAGTTGGTACATTTTTGCTCTACCATTTATCTGTTTGAAAAATTCATCTTCTGCATTAAGAAATCTTGTTGGTATTCTTATAACATTACCTAATGTTCCACCGACTGCTCTTTGTGGTGTATCTAATTTAGTTCTTCCACCACTACCTGAAATTACAGTGTCTTCGTTCATAAAAGCTCTTAAAGTATATGTGTTGACATCATCAAGATATTTAAACAATCCTGCAAATACAGACATTGCTTCTCTACCTTGATTTCTCATCATTGCTACTTTCGCTGGGTTATCCATCCATGTTCCCATTCTTGAACCAATCATAACTTCTAAAGGTCTTATGAAAGTATTTATGACATTTGATGTCATATTAATTAAGTGAGTTTTAGGACTTGATAACAGAGCATTAATCCAAACTTCATTAAGAACTGCCCAAGTTTTATTTGTACCAACCCATTTCAATACCTTAGGAATTGAACCGACATCTTTTACTGATGCCATTTGGTCTAGGAATTTTTCATAATCCCCACCATAAACTTTATAATCTTTTACAATTTGCTTAAATCTAACTCCAACATCATCAAGACCTAATGTCTTATCTTTTCCCCATTGAAATATACTTCCAATTTGTCCCCATCTTGTTCTGATTTCTGATGTGTTTAAAAATGCTTTTTCTAAAATAGCTTGAAACTGTGCAATTTCTTCAATATTGACACCTGATTGTTTTGCTTTGTATGCCCTAATCATTTTAGGAAATAAATTAAGCATACTTTGAGTTAGAACTTCGTGTGCCATAATAACAGCACGACCTTTATCTAAACTTCCTGCTAATTCTTCACCGTCTTTTAATACTTTTGCAATATCACCACCATACATTCTCTCAGCACGTCTTTCTAAGATTGCCATGATTTGTGGTTGTTTAATTTGTGATAATTGTTTTTCTAATGCTTTAGTTAAAGATTGAATTTGAAATGTTGCATCTTTACTTAAACTTCTAAATGAATTTATATTGAAACCTAAATCTAAAGATGTATCTAAATCTATTTCACCTTTTTTAAACTTCTCCCAATTTTGAGATATAACTTCATCAAAATTTAAAGTTTGAACTTTTGTAGCATCACCTCTAATTCTTACCTGAGGTATTGGTTTGCCTTCTAAATTTAATTCTGGTTGTTTAA